TATTATGTATGAAGGATTTAATGTTGCCACGGATGGGACGTATATTTATGTTGTTGTTACTTCAGGTAGTAGTGGTAGTGGATTTTATTTATTAGCATTAAGCCAAGCAGGAGATAATAGTTTAATCAAATTACAGCAGATAAATGTTGTAGAATTTGATGGTTATGGCACAACTCAACAAACGAGTATTTCCGTTGATAATGCAACCGGAAAAATATGGGTTGTTGTAGGTAACGTGAGTTATTCCCCTACGTGGGGGAAATTTGGGGTAGGAGTATATACCTTTGATGGGACAAATTTCACAAGGGAGACATGGGTTGAATATACTACTGATAGTGCGAATAATACCGAGCCAGTTGTTAAACTATACGCTTATAATGAGTTAGGAGTTATTGTATTTAATGCGGATAATATTGCAGAAGAGAGGGTTTATTTTTATGATAATTTAACCGGAACTTATAATATAGTTGGGACGGGACAAACTTCATATTTAAATTGTTTTTTCATAATTGACGGTGAGGGGACAGATTGTTACTTATTAAGAGCAAGGTCAAATGGAACGCTAAAAATATATCTTCATCATATTGATTTAACTACTAAATCTGTTGGGGCAGAGTTTGGTGCTGTAACATCTAATCCAAATCATGTTAATGGTAAAGTTTTCGTAGATAACGGTAAATGGAGAGTTTTCTATCTTCCAAAAACAACGAGTGAAGTTAGACAAGCTTATGGGGATATTGGTTCGACGACAGTAACAGATGAGTTGCTTGGAACTACTGCTAATACTCCATATTCATATTCATATATGACGTATGGTATCGATAAAGCAAGTGGGGATTTATTAGCAGTATATGAAGGGTCAAGTGATGCTTTTTATGGTGAGTTTTTTACTTATAAAACGGTTAGTGGTGGAACAACTTATACGTCTACGTTTTCAGAGGGGTTAGGAGTAGGAGAGGCACTTAATCTTATCTCTAATTTCAATTTAATCGTTATAGAGGGAGTAACTCTCAATGAATTAAATACCTTTCATTTAACTTTACTTCTTTCAGATCCGTTATCAATAGGGGAGAGTTTAGGCTATAATCAGCTTATTTTAGCTAATATCGTTGAAAGTTTAGCTATTAATGAGTTATTATCTAATTCTATGTTGCAAAAAATTTCAGATCCATTGAACATATTAGAGAATATAACAGTTTACGGGATAAATTATAATAATCTCTCTGATGCTGTAGGGCTTGGAGAGAGTAAAAGCTTATTTGCATTTGTTTATCCTAGAGAGCTTATATCATTATCGGAGGATACTTCAAGGAGAGTTAATAAAAAGATCCTTGAAAGTTTAGCCTTATCTGAATATTCATCTTATTTACTAAAAGCTATGTTTAGTGAAGCTTTCTCGATAAATGAAGCTGTAACAGTAATCACTACGGGAATACAAGTATTAACAGAGATTATTCAAGAAGGGATAGTTTTAGGAGAGAAAGAGAACGGCTTAATTAAGTTTATTATCTCAGAAGGGGTCTATCTAAACGAATTATATTCCTATTTCTTGTTTTTAAGCCAGAGAGATAATGTAACGCTTTCAGAGGTAGTAGAATACCATAGAGTTTTAACCCAGCTTATTTTAGAGACTTTAACGGTATCAGAGGCATTTACAGAGTTATATACTGCTATTGTAAGTAATATCGATAAAGTAGATCTATCTGAAAAACAGAGTAGAAGACTGAATTTTCTTTATAAGGAGTTTTTAGGAATATCAGAGGATTTATATCGCTCTATTGCTTTAGTGTATTACGATAATATTGAATTATTTGAGAAAGCTCCGCTATTAACAATTATTGTAGAACTTTTAGAAGGGCTTATACTCGGAGAAGATCTTTCAGAGGATACTTTAGCTGTATTAAAGGATTTATTAGGGCTTAGCGAGAAATTTAGTGGTTTAACAGAGTTAAAAGGATTTTATATTTTTAAACTTTTATCGCTCTTATCAACGATTTTAACGATAGATAAAGCCTTATCAGAAACGGTGGATATTGCTTCAAGGCTTAAATTAGATACACATCTTATCTCAACGATTTCAACGATATTTAACCCAATATCTAAGATTATTGTAGAATTTAAACTTATTTCGAGGTTGTAGCTATGAACAAGAAGGAGATTATTGAGGCTGTAACAGAGATCTATAACTATGCTGTTATGGATGATTATGTAGTAGTGATGGGTTTATTATTAGAACTTAAACGGAGGTTGGAGAATGAAGATTGAACTTATAGATTTGGAGTTAATAAAGCCGTATGAGAGAAATCCGAGAACTCACCCAAAAGAGCAGGTTAAAAAACTGGCTAAATCCATTGAAGAGTTTGGCTTTAAGATCCCTATCCTCGTAGATAGGAATAATGAAATTATAGCAGGACATGGTAGGTATCTTGCCGCAAAGCATCTTGGATTAAAGAAAGTGCCTGTGATTAAAGCGGAGGATCTAACTCCAGAACAGGCAAAGGCGTTTAGGATTGCAGATAATAGGTTAGCGTTAGAAAGCGATTGGGACTTAGATTTACTCGGTTTAGAACTTCAAGACTTAGCTAATAGCGAATACGATATTTCATTAACTATGCTTGATGATAAGGAAATTGGCTTTTTCATTCAGACCGCTATGCAGTCCATAGTCGAAGAGAACTTAGAAGAAGAATGGAAAGGGATGCCTGAATTTATTTCAGAGGATCAAACGGCTGTAAGAAAGCTTATCGTTAATTTCCAAAGCGAAAGTGCCGTGGAGGACTTCTGTAATCGTTTAGGGATCTCAATAACCGATAAAACTAAATCTATCTGGTTTCCACCTAAAGAACGAATGAACAGGAAAGATTATGCTTGGGTTAGTGATGAGGAAGCAATAGAAGATTTTGAAGCTGTCTTAGAAGAAATGGGAGATCCTGAGGAATGAAGCCGAGATTTCCGATTTATATTCCTTCATATTCCAGATGGCAGAAGAGTAGGGCTTTAACAGTAAAGTCTCTAGAAGAAATGGGCTTAACTTATACTCTAATCGTTGAACCAGAGCAATACGATATTTATGTCGATATTTTTGGAAAGAAGAAAGTTAAAGCCTTGCCACCTGAATACCACGAGAACTACGAGACCTTAGATGATTTGGGTATGAGTAAATCACAGGGGCCGGGTCCAGCCCGTAATTTTGCTTGGGATGATAGTATCAAGAGGGGTTATGACTGGCATTGGGTTATGGATGATAATATAGACGGCTTTTATAGGTATCACAAAAATATGCGTTATAAAGTTATAGACCCTGTCTTTTTCAGGATAATGGAGGATTTTGTGTTAAGATACGAGAATATCGGTATGGCTGGGCCGAATTACGTTATGTTTGTTCCAGATATCCAGAAAGTTAAGCCGATAATTCTTAATACGAGGATTTATTCTTGTAATCTAATCAGAAATTCCTTGCCTTATCGGTGGAGAGGTAGATATAACGAGGATACTATTTTAAGCCTTGATATGCTCTTGGACGGCTGGGTTACTGTTCAATTTAACGCTTTATTACAAAACAAGATTAACACCCAAACAATACCAGGAGGAAACCACGAGAGATTTTATTCAGTTGAAGGAACTTATCCAAAGTCCGTTATGCTTAAACAGGCTTTTCCTGACTTAGTAAAAGTCGTTTGGAAGTTCGGGAGATGGCATCATCACGTTAATTATGATCCCTTCAAAAAGAATAAGTTAATTCGTAAGAAAGACCTTATTATACCTGATAAGGATACATATCCGATGAAATTAATAAATAAAAAGACGGGGATACCTCTTGATAAATCTCCGTCTGTAAGGAGAGATTAAAATGAATGATTTTCCAGAAATGCCTCCTAAGGTGTTACATGCTTATCAACTATATTTATACACCCACAATTTGACTGAAATAGCAGAAGAGCTTGGAGTTAGTAGAACTACGCTGTGGAAATGGAAAAAAGAATATAAATGGGAAGAAAGAGCGAGGAGTGAACTGAAAAAGCTACAAGAAGATGCCGAAGCCTATAGGAGAGATATTAAAGAAGAGCAGAGAAAGATTATACGTTTTCTCTTAGCGAAAGGGCTTCAAAAAGCAAAAGATGGAGAATTAACGCCTTCAAGCGTAAATGATATTCTTAATCTGCTTAAATATCAATTAGAGTTAGAAGGAGAGAGATTTAACGATACAAACATAGAGATTAAAGCTGTATTTCCACTAGAACAGCTTTTGAGGGAAGTTGAGGAAAGAAAGGAGAAAGTAGAAAAATTAAAGAAAAAAGAGGGAATAGAAGGTTAAATTAAATGTATGACGATCTCACCGCTAAATTACTTCAATGGAGAGATGATCCCGTTACTTTCGTAGAAGAAGTATTCGGGGAGTATCCAGATAAATACCAGCAAGAGATACTTAGATCCGTTGCTAAGTATCCGAGAGTGGCGGTGAGATCTGGACACGGTATTGGTAAAACTTGGACTGCCGCAAGATCCGCTTTATGGTTCTTATTGACCCACCCGAACAGTAAGATAATCACTACAGCTCCTACTTGGCATCAGGTAAAGCAAATCTTATGGAGTGAGATCCATTCAGCCGTAAATAAACTTCCAACCGTTCTCCGTAATACTTTAGACGTTTTGGATATGGAGATCTATGTTAAAGACCAGAATGGGAATAGAATAAAGGACTGGTTCTTAATTGGACGTAGTTCAGATAAGCCAGAGTATATGCAGGGCTTTCACGCTAAACACCTTATGTTTATCCTTGATGAGGCATCAGGAATTGATACCAGTATCTATGAGGCAATTCAAGGAAGCCAAACCACTAATGCTAAAATGCTCCTTATTGGTAATCCTACTAAAGCAGAGGGCTTTTTCTATGACGCTTTTCATAAAAATAGCGATCTATGGAGAACTTTACACGTAAGCTGTTATGACAGTCCTAGAGTTAAATCAGAGTGGATTAAATCTATGGAAGACGAATGGGGTAAAGATAGTGCTGTCTTTAAGGTTAGAGTGCTGGGAGAATTCCCAGAGTTAGCAGATAACGTATTATTCCCCTTATCTTGGGTTGAAAAAGCCATTCATAACGATTTTGAGCTAGAGGGCGATATTGAGTATCGTATTGGTATTGACGTGGCTAGAGAGGGCTTTGATGAAACTGTATTAACAGTAATAGCTACAGACGGCTTTAATGTTAAAGTAATAACAATAGAGGCAGGAGCGAAGAGGGATTTAGTATGGACTGTATCACGGGCTAAGAACCTTTTCAAGAAGTATAACGCTAAAATAATCGCTGTAGACGATGTTGGTGTAGGTGGCGGAGTAACAGATATGCTAAAAGCAGAAGGTTATCCCGTCTCGCCTATTAAATTCGGAGCATCACCAACGAATAATACTGCTAAAGGGATCTTCTATAACCTTAAAGCCCAGATTTACTATGAGCTAAGAGATTATTTTGATCCTGCTACACCGCAGAAAATTAAGATCCCAGACCACCATAAACTGGTTAGAGATCTAACAGCCTTAAAGCAAGATTACACTTCATCAGATAAGTTGAAGATAGTTAAACCACAGAAAAGCCCAGATTACGCCGATAGTTTAGCGATAGCAGTTACTAAAGTTAATTTTAGAGGTGGGGCTGTTTTACCACCCTTAAAGTATATTAAAAAGAAGGAGGTAATTTAAATGGTTAATTTAAGTGATATAAAGAGAATATTATTGAGAGAAAAGAAAGAGGTAGGAGTTTTTAGAGAAAGTTACACTAATCAAACTTCATCTAGAGACTGGGAGAAAAGCTTTGCACAGTTAGTAGATACAAGGACACTACAGCTTTGCGAGAACGCATACTTAAAAGAATCCCTCACCAGAAAAGGAATTTTGAAGAGATCCCACGATGCAGTAGAAAGCTGGATTGAAATTCTATCCCAAAATGAAAAGATTATAGAAGTTTTAGAAGCATTTTCAGAGGATATAGATCTTCAAAATAAATTAATAGGTATCCTTAAAAATTCGATGATATACGGAGTAGGCTATGCTGAAATAGTCTATAACGATGAAAGCCCAGCTGAAGAAGAGCCAAAGAATAAGGAAATCATAGATATTGTTTTAATAGACCCTAAAACAATAACTCCTATCTACCAAAATGATCCTGCTAAAGAAGATTATGATAAGCTCTTATATTACTTACAACAATCGCCAGATCCAGCTATTGAACCGGTAAGATTACACCCATCGAGAGTTATCGAGCTGGTTTGGGATACGATAGGAGACGGAAGGACTTATGTTGGCTTAATAGAACCTATGTTACATATTATTAATGCTAAGATTATTTTGGATAAAGCTGCAGGACAGATCCCTAAGAAGGTTATAAGCCAAATTATAGTTGCCACGATTGAAGGGGCTACATCATCAGAGTTAGACGCTTGGGACGAAGCCTTAAGCAAAATGCAAGATGCTGGAAGGTTCGTAAGCTCGGAGAGAGCAAATGTAGATATTAAATCAGGTGGACAGGGCTTGGATATTAAACCTTATTCAGAGCATTTAATTTACCAAATCGCTGGTGGGGTAGGAGTTCCATTCACCGTGCTTTTAGGAACAGGAGCAGGAACACTAAGCACTTCTGAAATAAACCTAAGAGATTATTACTCTGACTTGAAGGATATTCAGGTTAAACTCCTTCCGATAATAATCCGCTTATTTGATATGAAATTACAGCAAGAAGGATTACCGTTAGATTATGAAGTTGAATGGAGAGAGATCTATACAGACGAGAAGAATGAGGCAGAGATCTTAGAAAAGAAAGCCAGAGCCTTAGACATCTTGATTAGTAGTGGAGTAATAAGTATAAATGAAGCCAGAGAAGAACTGGGATTACCACCCCTAGAAGGTGAAGAAGGATTGAGGTTCGGCCCAACAGTAAAAGGTGGCTTGTATGGTAAGTGAAGCTGAACTACATCAAATATTCAGGATATTAGGTGAAGAGTTAGATAAAGCCGTTGAAAGATCCCTTAAAGAAGGCATTCCCGTAATAGAAAGGAGTTACGTTAAGGGCATCGAAATGGGGAATAAAGACCTTAAATTAATAGATCCTTATAGTATCAATATAGGGCCAGACCCGAATGCAATTGAGTTCTTAGCTGGATATAACTCTGACCTGCTAGAAGGATTTTCAGATGCACAAAAGAAGGAAATAAAAAGGATCATTAGGCAGGGCTTAATTGACGGTAAAGGAATGAGAGATATCGCTAAAGAGTTAAGGAATTCTTATAATAAGTCTAAATGGCGTTTAAATACTATAGCTAGAACGGAAGTAATGAGAGCGAGTAACTACGGGAGATTTGACGCTTGGAAAAGATCTGAGATCGTTAAATATAAGCAATGGCTTACAGCTTTCGATGATAGAGTATGCCCTGAATGTGAGGGGATGAATGGAGAGATCCAGCCTTTAGAACAGCCTTTTTCTAGCGGAGATATGATGCCACCGCTACACCCTAACTGCCGATGCACAGCTATTCCTTTTACTAAAGAAGTTAAGATGGCTTCTGATAGTCCATACCAACCTGCCAGAGAGCTAAAAGTTAGGACTTTAGAGGATAAGTATTCGAAGATATTACTTTCGAACTTTAAAAAAGCAAACCAGAGAATTATTTCCAAATTAGAGGTCTGGTGGAAGTATATAAGCTAAAAGGAGGTAAATAAATAAAATAAAATGATTATTAATATTATTATTTATTAGTCCTAAATTATTTATTAATTTGATTTTTTATCTATTATTTATTTTTTCGAGAGAGGTTGGAGAGGACAAAAATGGGTAGTAATGCAATTGTTTTAGAAAATTTGGAAGGAGTTAAGAAAAAGCTTGAAGGAGTGAGTGAAAATAACTTGGATAAGGCACTTCAGATTATTTCTGTAAATATTGTGAGTGAAGCAAAGTTGCTTTGTCCTGTCGATACTGGACGCTTAAGGGCGTCTATTCATCACAGAAAGATCGGAAATTTACAGTATTTGGTAGGAACTAACGTGGAATACTCGATTTATGTCGAGTTTGGAACGTATAAGATGAGAGCACAGCCGTATTTACTCCCCGCTGGTCGGAGAGTAGTTGAACGGATTAAACTTGGGGAGTTGTTAGGATGGTAGAGAATTATGACAAGTGGTTCGGGGAAATTTTTAACGAATTACAAACACACAGACAGCTCCTCTCCGAGATTAAAGCTGAGATAAAGGCTGGAAATGAAGAAATAATTAGAATAGACAGACGGGTGTTATCTCTGGAGAAATGGGTTATTTCTCACGAGAGAGAACACGAGTATAATTACAATAATCTTACAATTAGTAAAGGAACAGTAATTATCCTCCTTTCAGCGTTGATTACAAGCGGATTACTCGGTTATTTGCTTAAAGGAGTATTGGGTGGTTAATATGAGGGAAAGACTAACTTTATCAAAGGGGATTGAACTTAATTCAGTTGCAGAGCTTAAAGAGACTGATGGAATAGTTAAATTGCCTCTATCGACTATTTTAACGGAAGGAGAGCATAA